GATGATGACCTTGCACCGTATGCTGGTCTTCGGCGGCGGCGGTGGGCGGGTGTCGTACGCGGCGCAGGATGTGGTGGGGGCGAGCCGGATGTGGAAGACGCAGCTGTGGTCGGTTTTGGAGCGTTCCGGCCTGGTGGAGGCTGAGGGTTTGCAGCTGAGGCGCAGCATCGGCGATACCGGCATCACTTCGAGGCGTGGCGGCTCGCTGTCGGTTTTGACCAGCGCGCCCACTGCCGGTCACGGCATGACGGTGGAGCTGGCGATCATCGACGAGGCTATGAGTCTGGTCAACGACGACCGGGAGCAGGCGTTGCTGCCGACGTTGCGGACGGTGGCCGACGGCCAGCTGTGGGTGATCTCCACGGCCGGTGACGAGCGTTCTACGTACTTGTACGGCAAGGTGCGGCGCGGGCGGGAGCGGCTCGCCAAGGGTGGCGATTCGCAGGTGGCGTTCTTCGAGTGGGGGGCTCCGACCGACGCGGATTGGACGGACGAGGAGGTTTGGCGCTCTGCGGTACCGGCTCTCGGGCATACGGTGGATCTGAGGGTTTTGCGCCACGAGTTCGAGACGATGGAGCCTGCCGAGTTCCGCCGGGCCTGCCTCAACCAGTGGCCGACCCGTTCCACCGACCCGGTGATCGACTGGCCGGTGTGGGAGCGTGCGTGCTCGCAGGATGCCGCGCCGTCCGGTGAGCTGGTGTTGGCGGTGGATGCCCCTCCCGACCGGTCGTCTGCCTGTCTGGTGGTGGCCGGTGGTGGCAGCTTGGAGGTGGTGCAGCAGCGCAAGGGGGTGGATTGGGTGTTGGACGACATCCGGGAGCTGCACGCTGCGAACCGGTTTGTGTCGGTGGTGTGCGCGAAGAGTTCGCCCGCGTCGGCGTTTGTGGAGCAGCTGCGAGGGTTCGGTGTTCCGGCCCAGGTGGTAGACTGGGGGTTCATGGCCGATGCGTGCGGCAAGTTCTCGGACGACGTGGAGTCGCGCTCGGTGCGCCTGCGCCAGGACCCCCGCTTGGACAGTGCGATGCTGGGGGCGGTCCGTAAGCCTTACGCGCAGGGCGCGAAGTTCACCTGGTGGCGCGACTTCCGTATGTTGGACATCTCGCCTCTGTGGGCGGCCACTTTGGCCCATTTTGTGTCTTGGCGGCATCTGTCGGGGGCGGCGGTGGCAGAGCCGCAGCTTCTGGCGGTGGGTGCGGGGCCGGTGGCGGCTTCGGACCGTTTCCAGGAGTCGGTGGAGCGTTGGAGGTCGCTGTGGGAGGGCTGAGCAGCGAGCGCAGGGTGCTGCTGTGGCGCTGGCTGCCGCTGCTGGTGCAGCTTTTGGGGGTTGCGGCGATATTGGTGGGGGTTCCGGTGGTGCTGATGGTGCTTTACGGGGTGTTCAGCTGGCCTTTGGTGGCTTTGGTGGGCGGTTTGGGCGGGTTTGTGACCGTTTGCGGGGCGGTCGCAGATGGCTAGGCTGCTGAGCCGCCCGAGGCGGCAGGACGACCAGCGCGGCGGGTCGGTTATGCGCGCCGACGCTCCGGCTTTGAGCTTGGAGGATCTGGCGGAGATGCTCCGTCGGCAGCGCCTGGGCGATTACGGCTACGAGACCCGGCTGCCGATCGTCTGGTCGTGTCTGACGTTTATCGTCAAGCGTCTGCGCACGGTGCCTGTTCGAGCCACCTACGCCGACGGTTCGGAGGCGAGGCTGCCGTCGTGGGTGCGGGAGCCCTACCCTGGCACGACCTACCAGGATGTGATCTCGGCGGCGGTGTACTCGCTTCTGCATTACGGCAACTGGTATCTGATGCCGTTGCGCGACCGGCGCAACGTCACGGTGGCTGTGGCCTACCCTGACCCGCGCGAGGTGACCATCGACGAGTGGGCGTGGCAGCAGGGGGAGGTGCGCTACCTGTACGGCGGCCAGCCGGTGAGCACCGAGATACATCATTGGCGGTGGTTCTCCAGGCCGGGTCAGCCGATGGGGCTGGGCGCTTTGGATGCGATGCGGGTAGCAGCGTCCATCGGCGATGCCAGCCAGGATTACATCAGGCGGCATTTCGAGCAGGGGGCGCAGCTCCAGTACATACTCACGTCGAAGACCCCTCTCGGCGAGCAGTCGATGCTCGACGTGGCCGCTCAGATACAGGCGAACATGCAAGGCCCGGACAACGCGTGGCGGCCGCTCATAGCCGACGGCTTCGGCATCGAGTCGGTGCAGATGACCGCAGAGCAGGCGCAGTTCTTGGAGCTGGCCCAGTGGACAGACAGCAAGATAGCCGGGCAGATATACCATGTGGACCCGACACTGCTGGGCCTCCAGACGGCTGGCTCTTCGCTGACCTATACCAACGCTGTGGACCGGGAGAGCAACCTTTGGCGCGACTGCCTGGATCCTATAGCCACGCTGATAGAAGATGCCTGGTCTGCTCTGGCCACCGAGCCGATAACGATAGACCTGGACAGCTCCGCTGTGCTGGCTGGCAGTGTGCGAGATCGTGTGGATGTGGCTTTGAAGATGGCTGAGATAAACTCCAAGGCTGGGGTGACCGTGTACGACGGCAACGACATACGAGCAGTGTCTGGACATCTGGCCAGGCCGGAGCTGTCCTTTGAGGCGATGGAGTCGGCGGCGCAGGAGCGCAGGATGTTGGCGGCGCAGATAAGCGACCGTGCTGGCGGCGGCGAAGACGAGGAGGAAGACGATGACGGGTGACAGCGGCGGAGGGGCCTACGAGCTGTACCGTGGCAAGACCATCGCGCGCCGCCTACCTGCTGCCGGAGGGCGGCTGCAGGTGTTCCGCGGTGTGGCCGAGGAAGGCTGGGAGGCTGCTGCGGTGCGAAGGGCGGAAGGTGTCGGCGCAGAGTCGCTGCCGTCCGGCGATCTGGCTGCCATAAGCGGCTACGCATCAGTGTTCGAGCGCACCTACGAGGCCGGGTTTCCGTTTTACGGCGAAGAGGTGGTGGCTGCGGACGCTTTCAGCCGTTCGCTGGCGGCCAACCCGCGTGTGGTGCTCCGCTTCGAGCACGGGGGGATGCCGTTCGCGTCTACCGAGGCCGGTACTTTGGCGCTGCGGGCCGACCTGTACGGCCTGCGCTTTAGCGCGGTTGTGGACCCTCGCAACGTCGGCGCAGAGGCGCTGTTGGTGGAGGTGGAGCGCGGCACTGTCACCGGCGCGTCGTTCGCCGCCCGGCTGCTCGACTTCGACCAGTCGGAGGAGGGTTTGACCCGTCTCACCGAGCTGGACTTGGACCAGGGCGATGTCGGACCGGCCACTTGGGGCATGAACCCTCTCGCGGGGAGTCTGGCTGTGGGACGCGAGCGCGAGCCGGAGCCGGAGCCGGAGCCGGAGCCGGAGCCGGAGCCTGGGGTGGAGGCTCGTTCCAGCTTCGATGCCGACCTGGTGTCGTTGGAGGTGAGCGCGTTGGAGCTGGCAGCCGGAGGTTTGAGGACGTGATGTGTTGTGCTGAGCCGTGTGTGCTATACTGGTTTGGGGCGGGGCAACCTATCTAGGCGGTGTGGACTGTGGACAAGATCAAGAAGCTGGTGGACGAGCACGGGCGGGCGTTGGAGGCTGCGCGCGCTTTACGCACCGAGGTGCAGGCTCAGGATGAGGGGCCTACGGCTGAGCAGCGCCAGCAGCTCTCCGAGCTGGTGGAACGGTGCGCCGACCTGCACACCCGCATTGAGGAGATGCGCGCCTTAGACGAGAGCATCAGCCGCGGTGATAAGGCTGCGGCCATGTGGGCGCGCGCGGCCAGCGGGCTGTCTGAGGCCAAAGTGGACTTGAAGCCTGCCGAGCCCGACCTGCGGCAGATGGGCCTGGCAGTGTTCGAGGGCAATGCGGGCAGCTTCTCTGCCAACCTTGCCCGTGTGCGCAACGAGCGCGAGTTGATCGGCAGAGGTGTGGGCGCTGGCGACATTGTGGGCGCAGCCCACCACGGCCGATACCTCTCCCCTGACGGTGAGGGCGATGTGGTTGCCCGTGTCATCGACACCGGCTCTACCAGCACCGGCGACCATCTGATCCCAACCCTTTTTGAGCGCAGCCTGTACGACTTCATGGAGTTTCTATCAGGGGTGCGGAGACTTCAGCCGACGATTATGACCACCCGCTCCGGCGCTCAGATCGAATACCCGGTGGTGCTGACCCACGACAAGTCTACCGGCGTTACCGCTGAGAACGCCGAGGTGGCTGAGACGTTGGACACGTTCGGCCAGGTCGACTTGTACGCGTTCGCCTTCACCGGCGCGGCCATCATCTCCAAGGAGCTGCTCCAAGATCAGGAGGTGGGGTTGGAGCGCCACATCGCCCGGATGATAGCCCGCACGCTGGTGCGCAAGACCGAGACGATGTACATATCGGGCAGCGGTACGGCTCAGCCCAAGGGTATCTTCAACGCTCCGCCAGCGGCGCAGTCGGTCACCGCTGCCAAGCCCACAGCGGTGTTGTGGACCGAACTCAACAAGATGCTGTACGACCTCGACCCCGGCTACATCTCGATGGGCGATATGTGCAAGTGGACGATGGGGCCGCGCACGTACAGCTACCTGTTGACGCTGGTCAACACCCAGGGCACGCCCTACTTCCAGCCCGATCTGGTCAACGGCGCGCAGATGCGCCTGCTGGGCAGGCCGGTGGTGTTCAACGCGTACACGTCGGACACCGACCCTCCGACCAAGAGCACCTTCCCGGTGGCCATAGGCTGCTGGGAGGACGCTTACATCGTCCGAGATGTGGGGTCGGTGGAGATCACCTCCTCCCGCCACGCCCGCTTCCGCAACCGCCAGATGGTCTTCCAGGGTGACCAGCGGACCGACGGCAGGGTACTAGACCCGCGCGCGGTGCGCTATCTGAAGATGCCCGCCAGCTGATGTGCCTCGTTACGCCACTGTCGATGACGTAAAGCTGGCCCTGCGCTCGCCCGCCGAGGGCGGGTGGCAGGACGGCGGGGTTTGGGACGACGCGATATCGCGGGCTCTCAGCTCTGCCGAGGATCTGGTCGATCAGGCGTGCGGGCGCAGCTTCGACGCAGCCCCACAGCTGGCCTCCGACCGCATATTCCAGTACAACAGCGGCAGGCTGCTGTTGACCGACGACTTTGTAGGCGAGCCGTCTGCGGTGGCAGCCCTGCCGTTGGGCAGATCGCCCGGTTTCAGCCTGCAAACCTGGCAGTGGGCGGTGCGCGTCACTCCTACTGAGGGCGGCTGGCCGAGCAGACATTTGGATGTGCTCGGCTCCGGCTGGTTGAACCGCCACCGCTACAAGGTGACCGCCCGGTTCGGCTGGCCAGCCGTACCAGACGCGATACGGCAGGCTTCCATCCAGCTGGCTATGCGCATCTTCCGCGAGCAGGACGCACCACTCGGGCTGGTAAAGGGCGACGACGGTACGATGGCCTACGTCAGCCGCTCAGACCGCCAGCTTTTGGAGGTGGTCGGCCGGTACGGCGGTCGTGGGCGCATCCTGAGATGACCATCGCCGCGGACATACGCACCGCCCTGCAGCGGCTGCTAGAACAGGAGGTGGCCGACCGGTCGCTCGCCGACGTAGAGGTCTACGTGGGCAGGCCGGACCCTGCCCGGCTGGCGCAGCATCGCGGCATCTCGATAGGCGGGATGTCGTTGGATGCCAGGCCGGAGTGGACTTCGCCCGGTGCGAGACGGTTCGAGCTGGACTGGTCGTGCGCTGTCACGGTGTCGAGCGGCAGATGGCACGGTTCGGCGCAGGAGTCGCACCTGGCCGCCTGGTCGCTAGGAGAGCTGATCTTCGGGGCGGTTGCCGCCATGCCCAGGCTGGGGTTGGGCAGCAGCTCGGTGCTGTTCGCCAGAGTGTCGGCAGTCCAGGAGGTGCAGACGTGGGCCGATATCGACGCGGAGTCTGAGCGGGAGACGGTGCTGGAGGTGACGGTGCAGGTGAGAAGCTGGGGCTTCTCCCCTCCGACTTGACAGTGGTAGGCACATTCGATAGAATGTTCTCACAGGGGCTTGACAAGGAGCCCCGACACAAAGGAGAAGCCAAATGACCAGAACCACCCCCGACAACCGCCAAGCCATCCACATCGCCGCCAACAACCCTGAGGTCACCTGGTACAAGATGGACCACCTCACCTGGGACGGCTACGCCGAAGGCAAGGCCCTGGCCTTCCGCATCACCCGCCCCGACAACGTGGACAAGCCCTTCCAGTTCACCGTCTGGAGCATCGACGGAGAACTCTTCGAGAAGCACGACGAGATCGGCGATGCGATGCGGGCCGCCGAAGACCTGGTAGCCCTGGCCCGCTAGGACGAAACCGGAGGGCTGCGGCCCTCCGGTCCACCGGTAGAGCCGGTGCTGACGAGTCCCACAGTCAAAGGAGAAGCCAAATGACCAAGACCATCACCTACAAGACCGAAGGGGTTGTAACCCACAAGGTCACCGACGGATCTACCATGCTCAGGGCCTGGAGCTTCGACGGTGAGACCTACCAGCGTCTCGACGTAGAAGACATTCCCGACTCGAGAGACATCGACTTCGACTGCGAGAGCTACGAGGACTGCAGCTGGAAAGACTTCAACGTCGAAGTGACACGCATACTAGACGGCTACGGTGTGACCGACCCAGCCCACCGTGCGGCGCTTCGCCACGAGGCGCAGAGCGGCTGGCGCTGGACACGTTACAACAACGGCGAATATGCGAAGGACCCGGACTCGCTCGAAAAGACCTTTTGGGTCAAGGAGGTGCGTACTTGAGCGCTCAAGCGGTGCAAGACCTGTGCCTGGCCGAGTTCGGCGAGCAGAGCTTCGGCCTGCGATGCGGCACCCGATATGCGTACCAGCGCGCCGGATGTCGTGGGGCAGAATGCCGCAGCTGGAACCGAGAACGTGTCTCCTCGCAGAGGGAGCGCGAAGCCCAAGACCGGCAGCCTCGGACATCGTGATAGACTGCTGCCATGTCCGATATGCGCAAGACTGCAGCCGGGCGAGCGCGAGCACAGCTGCCTCTGCCGCTGCACCGTGCTCGCCTACCCTACCGCGACGCTCTGCGCGGCGGGGAAACCCCCCTCCCCGCCGCGCCACCCACTGTGACTGAGGACGACGAGGAAGCAGGGTGACTCGCAGCATCCCGCAAAACCCGTCTTCCTCAGCTGTAGACGACGATCACCTGCTGGCAGTCTTTGACCCCGACTCTGACGACCCTCTCGCACACCGCATCCGAAATGTGGTGGCCACCGGGGTGGACACTTGGGCGGCGAAGGGCAACAACGACCCGATACCGGCCCCCAAGCTGGCCAACGCCCCCGGCGGGGCGCAGCTGTCCAATGACAAGCCGAAGGCGGCTGGGACTGCCGCTGCCGGTACCGGTACGGAAGCCTCCCGCGACGACCACGTACACCCCGGCCAGGACACCCCTCTCTCCGACGACAAGCCGAAACCTCCTGGCACTGCCGCTGCCGGTACAGGCACAGAGGCCAGCCGTGAAGACCACGTGCACCCACGCCCCGCCGGTATCGCCGTAGATGAACTCTCTTCGGCTGCCAGCGGCAGGCTACTCCCTACCCTGCCTTCCGCTGGCAGCCGAAACAACAAGATACCCAAGTTCGACGGTGACACTTTGGGCTGGGAGGAGGACGCTGCCGGATCCGACACCCCCCTGTCCGACGACAGCCCGAAGCCGCCAGCCAGCGCTGCTGCTGCCGGTACAAGCGCGAAGGCCAGCCGCGGTGACCACGCACACCCCCGCCAGACCGACATCTCCACCGCCGAGCTGTCCGGCTTTGCCCGCGGCAAGCTCCTGCCCGACCTGCCCTCTGCTGGCAGCCGAAACAACAAGATACCCAAGTTTGACGGCGATACGTTGGGCTGGGAGGAGGACGCGGCCGGATCGTCCACCCCCCTGTCCGACGCGACCCCGAAGGGGCCTGGCACTGCCGCCGCCGGTACCGGTGCGAAAGCCTCCCGCGGTGACCATGTGCACCCTCGCCAGACTGCGATCACCGAGGCTGAGCTGGCCGCCGCTGCCAGCGCCAAGCTGCTGCCAGCTCTGCCCGACGCTGGCAGCCGTGACAACAAGATACCCAAGTTCAACGGTGACACTTTGGGCTGGGAGGTGGACGCTGGCGGTGGCGGTGGCGGTGTGTCGCTGTCCGATGCGACACCTGAGGGACCTGGCACCGCCGCCGCCGGTACCGGTACCAAAGCCTCTCGCGACGACCATGTACACCCCCGCCAAAGCGCTATCACCACCGCCGAGATCGGTGACCACCAGATCACCGTGGCCAAGCTGCCCTCCGGTGCGGCAGCGGGCAAATATCTGGACGGGGGCGGTGCTTGGAAGACCATACCCTCCGGCGGCGGTGGAGGTGGCACGGCGGTGCCTCTCACCGCGACCTCCTTTGCGTCGCAGGGGCTCTCCACCACCGTGCGTAATGTTGTCGCTCTCGACGACGTGCCAGACGTTTTCCTGGCCGTGGTGTCGGCCACGCTTAGCAGCGTCATATATGAGACCACCGAGATCGTGCTCAAGAGCGACCTTGTGGCCGGACACCAGATCGGCATTGACACCGGTACCCGTAACAACCGCTATGTCTCGCTGACCTCCACCACCTCCCAGCTGCAGGCCACTGTGTCGAGTGGGTCCGCGACACTCGACCTGTACAGCTTGACGGCCTCGGGCGGCGATGGCACCGAGGTGGCGGCGCATACCCCTGCTGCCGGAGATACGCTGCTGTCCGGGCTGGACATCGCAGGCACCGACTACGAGATAGCCGACGCGCACGTCCGGCGCGAGGTGGCCGCCCTCGAGCTGGAGGACGCTCGCACCGGCTGGCGCATCTCCGACGTGCAGCGTATAGGCACTGCGCAGAGCAACCAGTACCACACGGTGTACGACAGCCGTTTTGCCCGCGTTGCCTACGCTGCGTCAGCAACCGAGGTGGCCTGGGATGTGGACACCGCATCGTGGCACACCGGCCAGGTGGACCGTCCGCAGGGCGGCTGGCCTGACGAGTCCACCCGCTCCGCCTCACCAATACGCTTCCTGGTAGAGGTTCCTGATGGGGCTCCGGCGGTTAGCCTGCGCATAAGCGCGACCGCCCACTATTCGCTGGACGCGACACCGCTCACCACCTCGGGGGCGAACCCGCAGGTCAAGAACGGTCGACCCGGCTACATCTACTATTCTACTGGCACCACCACTTTCGGCACCGCCACAGATCCCCACTTCCGCCTGGTCGCGCTGGGCAGCGCCAGCGGCGGTCACACCATCTTCAACGGCCTGGTGCCTAAGAGGTCGGTCGGCGAGGCCCTGTTTGAAGCCGACCCGTTCACCGCCGCCAACAAGGGCAAGCTGTGGGCCATCAACAATGCGGGCGACCATGTGACGCTGGTCGACGCTCCCAGCGGTGGTGGTACGACGGTGGCCCCCCACAGCCCAGGCCCTGACGACAAGAAGCTGTACGGCTTGGACATCGCAGGCACCGACTACGAGATCGCCGACGGTGCGGCCCGCCAAGATGCCGCTCTAAATACCGGTCTCCTTCAGGACATGACGATCTCGCAGGACCCCGGCGATACTGTGTGGGCCAACGTTGACAGTGACGGCTCGGAGGGCAGCATCGCCCATGTCACCGCCCGCTCCGGGCAGCGCCGCATCTCCGTATCCACCGCCGCCGCGCTCACCTACACTGCTCCTGCGACCACCGGCGGCAGTGTCACAGCTTTGAACCCTGTGATCCGCCTGGCCGCTGGGCTGCCGCCTAGCCGGTACCGGTTTCAAACAGCGTCCGGCAACTTCCTCGTGTCGCAGATCCAGCTGGTTGGCACCGATGGCACCTACGACTACTATTTCGCCCCGGACCATGGCTTTGTCGGCGAGGCGAAGCTGCAGATCACCAGCACAGGTCACCATGTCGGCAACACCCGCTTCGGCGGAGATGTATCCGCCGAGGGGCTCCTCGCCGCAGCTTCGGAGGCCAGCGCCGAGCAGATCGAAGCGATACACGCCCAGCTGGAGACGTTCACCGGCGCGGAGATACTCCACCTGTACCGGGAGGCTGTCACCGCCGCGTGGAAGACCACCAACATCAAGCTGAGCACGTCTGCCGCCAGCGGGCTGATCTCCGACCCGAAGGTGGCCCGGTTCGCCTACCTTACCAACGCTACCGAGCCGACCTCCTGGGACGCTTCCACTGCCACCTGGCACACCGGCAGCATCAACCGTCCCAACGGCGGGTGGCCGTACGAGAACGCCCGCTCAGCAAACCCGGTATGGTTCCTACTCGAGATCGCCGAAGACCTGCCCGTGAGCAAGTTCTCGTTGCGGTCCTCGCGCCCTTACACGATCCCGCTCCACCCGATCGAGAACACCGAGGTTGTCGCTCACGCACGCCTCGGCTACAAATACTATGCCAGCCGGTCGAACGTGTTCGGCCTCGCCACTGATGGCACCGTCGGCGTGTACGCCACACCGGGCGGTGACCACCTCACCGAGTTCACCGGCATCCTCCCACAGGAGACGGTCGTAGAAGGTCTGTTCAACGAGCCCGCTCACACCAATGTGATGGTGGCGGCCAACAGAAACAAGGTCGTCGCGCTGAACAACGATGCGTCCAACTTCGAGCTGGTCGACGCGTCCAGCGGCGGCGGTGGTGCGTCGCTGTCCGACACCAACCCGCAAGGTCCTGGCACTGCTGCCGCCGGGAGTGGCACCAAAGCATCGCGTGACGACCACGTGCACCCCCGCCAGTCCGCTATCACCACCGCCGAGCTGGGCGGCTTCGTGGTCACCAGTGCGAAGATAGCCGGGTCGGCGGTGACCAACGCCAAGATCGCTCAGAATGCGATCAACACTGCGGTCATAGCCGACGACGCGGTGACCGACGCGAAGCTGGCCGACAACGCGGTGCACGGCAGCATCATCAAAGCGCTGGGTATTGGCGGCGGCAAGTTCTCCGCCGGAGCGATCACCAACCACGACATTGCCAACGCCACCATCTCGCAGGCCAAGCTGGACGCAGCACTGCAAACCAAGCTCGACGATCTCGGTACCGGTACGGTCGAATACTCCGAGCTGGGCTCGTTCGCCGTCCAAGGCGGCGCTGCTGCCACCACCTTGTCGGTGAGCGACCTGCCCGACTGGGTGGCGGTAAACATCACCTACACGCTGTCCGGCAGCAACACTGGCCAGACCGGGTTCAGGATCATCTCTAAGGACGACATAGAGTCCGGGTTCAACCTGCAGGTGCAGGGCTCCGGCGGCGGCTACATCCGCCTCACCGAGGCCGGTGGTGTCGTAGTGCGCCAGGCATTCTCCATCGGCTTCAGCAACACTCGCATCACCTTCGCTGAGGCGGTCGCTCGAGGCAAGCAAGGAGCCAAGGGTGACCCCGGCGTGGACGCGACCAAGTGGGAGAGCATCACCCAGGCTGCCTATGACGCTCTGACCACTAAGGACGTGGACCGCGTGTACTTCATCGTCTCGTGACCCAGCACATCACCAGCTCGTTCACCATACCACCTGCTGGCAACCAGCAGGTGGATTTCTTCGGGGACGATGTTGGGACGGTGGCACAGTGGCAGGCCAACTTCATCCTCCGGCTCAACTCCGACCTGGCCGGGAAGCAGCCGCTGGCTCTACAGTATTTGGAGACCCGTTACACGTACACGGCGAGCGCTAATCTGTTCGGCAACCTGTCCGGCAATGCGAGCTTCACCGCCGACCTCCTGCACCCGGACGAGGCAGTGCTGGAGCTGCGAGCGCATTTCGGCGGTACCGACTATGTGCTGGTTTACAGCCTTACCTACTCGTTCCCAAGCAGCTACGTTCTGACCCGTGACGCTGCCCGGTCGTCCACCACCGAGGGCATCTGGAACCAGCTATTCTACAACTTGCAGACCCATGGCGGTAACTGGCCGGATGTGGTGGCGACGTTCAGCGGTGCGGTGGAGGTGGTCCCTGACCGTGCGTTGCGCTGGTCGGACAAGGAGATATCCAAGGCTTATGTTGGCTCCAAGGCGGTGAGCAAGATCTACCTCGGCCAGGTGCAGGTCTGGCCGCCCATCCCGGCAGTCACGTTCGACGCTACGCTCGGGGTCGCGCCCGCCACCAACGGCCACACCTACACGCTGCACGTGGGCAACATACAGGGCAGCCGGTTCACACCCTACAGGGCGCACTTCCAATACCTGCCATCGGGCGACACCACCTGGCTGGACCCTGAGCCGACCTTCCGCACGCTGGGCGGTTCGAACACCCAGACCTACGAGTTCCCTGCCGCCACCAACCAGATGCGCGTCCGCCTGGAGGACCCCACCGGCCGCCGGTTCACCGACTGGAAGACGCTCACCCCGCTGACCATCGCCTCCATCGTCGCTAAGAGCGTCTCCACCCCCGCCCACAGCCTGCGCATCACCTGGACTATGGCGGGCAACGGCTTCACCCCTGTGTGGTGGGAGATCGAGGTGAGCGGTAACAACGTGGCCACCACTACCTCTTGGGACACCGATACGACGCACGGCGCTCGCACCAACATCGCCCGCAACGAGAACGGAGACGTGTTCGGGTTCGACGCGTCGAAGGTGGCAGTCCGGATGCGTGCGAGGAACGCCGACAGCAGCATCTACACCCCGTGGCTGGCGGTGGACACCACGTGACGGCTCCTGTGTGGTATACTGGCAGGCATGGCAGACGACAAGACGGTGATAACCGACCTGCACGACGCGATAGACGCTATCGACGACGCGGGGGCGTGCGTGGAGGACGACCAGTGCACCGGCTCAGAGGGGCTGATGCACAAGGCGCTTTCCGAATTGCACAGCGCCGCTGTGGGGCTGGCCCCGACCGGTACCAGCGACAACGCTCACGCTTTGGCCTTCGGCGATACCGAGTCGGCCATTTACAACGTGGACGCAGCTCTGCGCAAGGTGCAGGCTGGGCATAGAGGCCCTTCGGTGGTACAGCAGTTGGTGAACGCCCGGTCGGACGCTGCCACCGCGGTGGGAAGGTTGCAGGGGATATGAGGCGGGAGATAGCCAGTCTGATGAACGAGCTGGCATGGCTGGCTCTGCTGTGCAGCTTTATCATGCTGGCGCTAGGTGTCGGCCCGGCGGTCGCGTCATACCCGGCCATAGTAGGTCTCGCCTATCTGGCGGTGCGTCAGTGGATACGCGACCTTAACGACAGGCCGAAGCGGTGAGCCTGGCAGGCACCGGACACTCCAGCCTTGAGGACATCGGCCGCTGGGCTGACACCGCCCTCAGCTCGCTGAACGACGCATACGAGTTCCTAGAGGGCATCGGCAACACGTCGTCTGCCCTGGAGGACATCGACTGGGCTAAGGTCCAGTTGGCCAGCATCCGCGAGACCGTGAAGAGGATACGATGAAGAACACATTCCTTACCCTGGCAGGGGTGCTGCTGAGCGTGGCGCTGCTGGTCACACTGCTGGTGTTGCACCTGGCGGACCACCCCGCCCCAGCGTCGAGCCCGGCCACCGTCACCGACCTTGACGAGACGGGGGAACTGGGCAAGTGCTTCCCCTGGCCGCTGTGCCTCTCACAGCACGGCGAGTGTCGCAGCAAGGAGCGCTGCCCCATCCAGGCTCCGGTCGCGTTGGGCTCGCAGGAGACCGGCTCCGCCGATGCCTGCTTCCCCTTCCCATTCTGCGAGACACAGCACGGATACTGCCGCGACAAGTCGCGGTGTAATGCCGACCCGCCCCAGGACGGTGCTCTAGGCGCGGCCCAGTCGTGTGCAGGCTACCCGTTCTGCCTGCTCCAGCACGGGTACTGTGCTGAGAACTGCTCGTCCACTGCCCATGTGTGCGACCCGTCCGGCTGCTCGGTGACCGAAGACGCGCTGCAGACCTTCGCCCGCCTCCACGGCCACGAGGGTATGGCAGCCTTGCAGCAGTGGGTAGAGAGCGAGGGGATACCGCTCACAGTGGAGATGGCGGACGGCAGCATACGGAGCGCCAAGGACGGGTGTTCGAACGACAGCTACTTTTGCAAGTCGCTGGGGTGGCCATTTTGCTTACTTTGCAAGGGAGGGTGACCGTGGACAAGACCAAGACAGCCACGGTGGGGGTGCCTAACCTCCAGAGCTGGCTGGACGACCCCCACGTTGGCTATGCTGCCGTGCCATCCGGCTATGGCATCGTGGGCTACGTCTTCAACGCCGACCGACACATCACGGCTCCTGGCGATGACGCGCTGTACGCTGTGGCACGCTACGCTTTGGGGCCTGCGCCGGAGCAGGGCAGCTCGGTGGACGACGGCCACGGCCACCGCTGGCTGGTGATCTTCAACGAGCCGACGGTGGACCAGGCTACCTGGCGCAGGTTCGCATACACCTGCACGCACAGCGGGCAGGGCAAGCCGGTAGGGCCGAAAGCCTCCACCTCGATACACGGTCGCTGGCCTGTGACTCTGGTCAACAGCTGATGCCGTCCATCTTCGACCAGTTCATCGCCCTGGGCGAGCAGAGCAGCTATGCGACGGCTGCCGCTCCTACACACGGCTACGATGCGCGTTCCGACGACTGGCAGGTGGAGTCGCAGCCGGTGTCGGTGGAAGGGTACCGCATAGGCGCTCAGGCGATACCCGTGGACCAGTATCGCACCATCATCAAGGGTGCGTCCGGGTCGGTGGAGACCGCCTGGTTCACCCGAGGCATGGGCCTCATCCTTAAGCATCTGCTAGGGGTGGCCGCCCCCCACACTCCCGCGTGGGTGGACTTGGGCGTTGACCTGGGGGCGCAGCTGAACGCGTCGAGCAAGGCGGTACGCCTGTCCGCCGCCCCGTCAGGGTTCACCCTGGCAGCGGGCGATGTGCTGCGCATCGAGTCTGAGATCTTGATAGTAGAGTCGGTGACCAGCACCACCAACATCACCGTTTTGCGAGGAGCGTACGGTACCACCGCCGCCTCGCACGGCAACAACACCGACATCGACATCTCGCGGGTGTGGACGGCCAAATACCAGACAGACGACACCGGGCCGAAGTCGTTTTACACCATCCAGGTGTCCAGGGTCGGGCTGGACAACGCCAACTATCTCTCCCAGTACGAGGGCTGTGTGGCCACCGGCTTCAACTTGGAGGCTTCGGTGGACGGCGGGCTGATGCTCACCGTCAACTTTGATGCCCGCGAGGAGAACCTCAATGCCACCAACGCGTCGGTGGCTTACACCGACGGCGAACCATATGTGTGGGAGGACGTGGCGGTGCGGGTCGGCGGGCAGGCGGTGGAGACGGTCACCAGCTTTAGCCTTGAGGGCGATTTGGGGATGCGCACAGACCGGTACTATCTGCTCGGCTCCAGCTCTAAGAGCGAGCCGAAGCGCAACGCCAGACCGGCTTACACCGGTACCATCGAGGCCGACCTGGTGACGCTGACCGACAACTTCTACCGCCGCTTCCTCGACGGCGAGGTGCTTTCGTTGGAGCTGGAGGCCACCTACCCGGAGGTCATCCCAGGCACCAGCACCAAGCCGTCGGTGCTGATACGCATCCCGGCGATAAGGTTTACCGGCAGCACCCCCACCTCCAGTGTGGAGGAGAGCACCACGGTGAGCCTGCCGTTCACCGCGTTTTGGAACGGTACCGACCCGGTGTTGGAGATATCCGTCTCCGGCCAAGACAGCACCTGGTAGGCTCTCCGTGGCCGCCTACGGTGTCACCACCGAGATAAAGGGTGTGCCTCAGCTGGTGCGGGAGCTGCGCAACTTCTCTGACCACCAGCTGCAGAATGAGCTGCGGAAGGTCACCCGTGAGGCGGTGCGCGACACCATCGTACCGGAGGTGCGCAAACGCACCCCGGTGGACACAGGCAGGCTCAAAGCCACGGTGAAGGCTGATGCGACGGCTCGCACTGCGAAGCTGAAGGTGGCCAACAGGCGCACCGCCTACGTCTACCCGCTCAAGGCCGGTTTCAAGCCGGGGGGTTTCGCCTCGGGCGCTCCCCGCACCGAGCCGAGACCGTTCATCTCTGAGGGTATCCGAGCAGGCTACGGAGCCTTTATCGCCGCCTATGTGGAGGCGTTGGACAAGGTGGTGGCAGAGTTCAACCGCAGGTACAGTCGCAAAGGGGTGGGGCGTGGACGTTAGCAAGCTGAAGCTGCGCGATGTCAGAGACTTCGACCACGAGGTTGGCTGGCCTATCACCGAGCTGGAGAAGCGGTTGGGCTCGCAGGAGGAGCCCAGCCTGTCCGCCGACGCGGTGACAGGTCTGGTCACCTTTATCTGGCTTGTGGAGCGTCGTGACAACCCGGAGCTGACGTTGGACGACGTGTGGGACCGCGACCTTGACTCGCTGGTGGACCTGTTCAACGAGATCGAGGCGGAGGGCGGAGCCCCTTTAGCCGACGGGAGCGTATCAGCCGCAAGGCCCGATCCGGCCGGGTAGAGCTGCTCCTGTCAGTGGCCTACGTGGCACGCCACTTCCACCAGCCCCTGTCCGAGCTGTACGATCTCACTGTGGACGAGTTCAACGCTCTAGCCCGCGCCGCCTCTGACGATCTGCGCCGCCAGCAGCAGCAGAGCAGAGGCAGGTGACCTGTGCCGCCGCAGGCCCGCCGTGGTACGATCATCGTCCGCATCGGTGCGGACAAGTCAGGGTTCGACCGGGCGCTGAAGAGCACCCGTAAAAGCTTAAGCTCGTTCAACAGCTTCTCCGCCCGTATCGCTAAGACCGCTTCTATCGGCATCGCCGGTGCGATCGGCGCTGTGGCCGGTGTCGGCGTGAAGACCGCGCTGGAGCTGGACAAGGCCCGGTCGGACATCGCACGCGCCACTGGCGCTGTGGGGGAGGAGCTGGTATCCCAGTTCCGCGAGGCCACTGATGCGATGAAGCAGGTACCGAACGCTGCCAGCGAGGTGGCCGCGTCGTTCGGCGTGCTGCGCACCCTCGCCTCTGGCACCGACGAGGCGATAGGCGATCTGACGGTGGACGTGCTCCGCTTCGTGGACATCGCAGGGGGTGACGCGGCGCTGGTGTCCAAACGTTTCGGCCAGGTGGTGCAGACCTACGGGGCCGGTGCGGAGGAGGCGGCCAAGTCGTTGGATGTGCTGGTCAAGGTGTCCACCAGCTTCGGCGTGTCCGGAGAGAAGCTGCTCACCATCTTGCAGCGGTACGGCCCGGTGTTCAAAAACGCAGGCTTCTCGATAGCTGAGACGGCGGCGGTGATGGGCCAGTTCGAGGCGCGTGGCCTGGACGTGTCGCGCATCGGCCCTGGTATCAATGCGTTCTTCCGCAAGATGGCGGCAGAAGGGCGCGACAGCCGTAAGGAGCTGGTGAAGCTGGTGGCGCAGCTGAACGCCACCGCCGACGAGTCAGAGGCCCTGTCCATCGCCACCAACGCGTTGGGCGCTGAGGGGGCGCAACGGTTCCTCGCAGCGGTCCGCTCCGGGCTGGACGTGAGCACCAAGGGTCTGCGGGAGTTCACCGCCGAGGCTGAGGGGTCTTTGGACACCATCTACGGCAATTCTCAGACGTTCGGCGAGAAGCTGCGCGTGCTTTGGAACCGTATAAGCATCACCTTGGGCGAGAAGGTGCTGCCTGTTTTGAGCAGGGTGGTGGATTTCGCCGAGCAGCAGCTGCCCCGGTTTATAGGGCGGCTGGGCGATCTGCGCGACACGGTGCGCCGCCTGGCCGCAGACGCGTTGGAACGTATCGAGCCGAAGCTGAGAGGCATCGCCGAGGCGATGCGCCCGGTGGTGGAGTGGCTGGGCCGGTTCATCCGGCAGAACCCTCAGGCAGTGTTCGCCGGGCTCGCCGCCGTGCTGGGAGCCATCGCTTTGGGCGCGCTGATCGCCGCCATAGGCGCGCTGATAGCTCTGCTCGCCGGACCGGTAGGGTTCCTCATAGCGATAGGTGCGGTGACCACCGCGCTGGTCGGGCTGTACAGGGAGTCTGAGACGTTCCGCCGCATCCTGGCCAAGACCGGGGAGGTGCTGCGCGACATATGGGAGGCCCTGCAAGTGCTGCGCCCAGCCGTAGAGTCTGTGGGCGCTGCGCTGCGAGGGCTGATCGACTTTCTGGCCGGAGTGTTCACCGGCGATTGGGCGCGTGCGTGGGACGGGCTGAAGACCTATGTGACCAACCTGGCCGAGGCCGCTGGGAAGATCGGTATGCTGCTGCTGCAGGGCTTGCAGCGCATCATAGACGAGGGAGCGCCGCTGCTGGGCAGGGTCGGCCTGGCCCTGATCGAATACATTTGGGCCGGGCTCAAGCCGCGGCTCAACTATCTGTGGGCCGACTTCCCCCTCCAGCTTTTGCGTTGGATAGGTCAGCTGGCCGCCAACCTGGACAACGTGGGGGTGCGACTGTTGGAGCTGCTGTGGGAGGGCCTGCGCCGCACCGCGAAAGCCTACTGGGATCTGCTGCCGGTGGTGCTGTTCGACTGGCTGCCCGCACTGGCCGGGTTGTACTTCCGCACCGGCGTGCGACTGTTGGAGCTGATGTGGAAGGGTATAGTGGCCACGCTCAAGCAGCTGTACGACACGGTGCCGCGGCTGCTGCTCGACTGGCTGCCAGCCCTCGCCGGTATCTACTTCCGCGGCGGCGTGCGGATGGTGCGGCTGCTGTGGGCCGGTTCGGTGGAGACGCTCAAGCTGCTGTACGACACGGTGCCACGGCTGCTGTTCGACTGGCTGCCAGCCCTGGCCCGCCTGTACTACCGGGCTGGAGCGCAGATGGTGCGTCTGCTTTGGGCCGGTATCAAGGAGACGCTGCACTTCTTCTTCTTGACCGTGCCGGGCCTGCTGCTGCGCTGGTCCGGCGAGATAGTGCAGCAGATGTTCAACGTTGGCAAACGGCTGGCACAGCTGGCGTGGGCCGGTTTGCGCTCCGCTGTCCGCTTCAACTGGCTGAGCCTGCCAGGTCTGCTGGCCGGATGGACACGCACCACCTACAGCCGACTGCGCAGCATCGGAGCTGCCATGGGGCGCAACATCGCCGCCGGTGTGCTGTCGGCGCTCACCAGCCTGCCATCGCAGATAGCGTCGAAGGTGTCCGGCGCTGCCAGCGCTGTGGGCGGCGGCATAGGCGGTGCGTTCAGCCGGGTTAAGAGCGCGTTCGGCGCTCCGTTCGGCGCTGAGGGCGCTATCGTCACCCGGCCTACCTTCTCGCTTATCGGCGAGGCAGGGCCTGAGGCGGTGGTGCCTTTGCACCGGATGCCCGGTGCGCGTCCGCTGCCCGGCAGGATGGGCAGTGCGAGCACGACGATAAACCTGGTGTTCAACGGCGATGTGTACGACGAGGCCGGGTTCCGAGAGCTGGTGGTGCAGGAGCTGTACGAGCACGAGCGGCTGAACGGCCCGCTCCGTCTGGCCGGGTACAGTGGCTGACATCCGCTGCCAGACCCTCATATCGGTACCGGCCACACAGCTGCCCGTGCAGTGGAAGGGGCAGGAGGTGCTGTGGCGTGGGCAGGCTCTGGTGTACGGCGCTGAGGCCGGTGTAGTGGATATCTCCGATCGGGCGATAAGCATATCTGGCAGCTACGGCCGCCAGCGCGGGCTGAACGAGTTCGGCTCAGGCAGCTGTGCTGTGCGGGTGGAAGCCGACGCAGGGTTCCTCGCGCCAGGCCAGTCGAGAGCCCGGTACACGGCGGCGGACATACAAGGACAGCGGGTGCGCATCCTGCTGTCATTGGAGCCGCCGACACAGGGGGAGCCGCTCTCCTGGCGGGGCGAGCAGGTGACCTGGCTGGCAGAGCCGGTGCTGTGGGGAGACGGTGTGGAGCGTAGGGTGCAGCGCTGGTCGCTGTTCGAGGGCCAGGTGGACTCTGTGCGCTGGCAGCAGCAGGAGCAGGCTGCTGTGGCCTCGATAAGGGTGGTGGACGATTTCGTTAGGATGGCGGCAAACCGGCTGGAGCTGGCCGACCTGCCCGCCGAGGCTACCGATGCCAGGCTCGGCCGTATCTTGGATGCTGCCGGATACGAGGCTTCGCGGCGCGAGCTGGATGCCGGTACGGTACGATGTCTGGCCGCCGAGTCGTTGGAGGGCAGAGCTTTGGAGCTGGTGCAGCGGGTGGCTGCGACCGAGGGGGGCCGCGCATCCATAGTCCACGGCCAGACAGGTCTCGATGTAAACCTGAAGTCGAGGTTGAGGTTTTTCGCACGAGGCTACCGCGGGCCGGTGGTGGCTTCGGTGTCGGACCGGCCGGATGCCGACCAGCTGAGGTTCGCACGCCAGCCCTCCGCCCTCTCTGACAGTCGTCTGCTGGTCACCTCCACCAGCTTTGCCGACGGAGCCGGCACGGTGCACGACGCACAGGACGACGCAGGGGTGGCCATATACGGTGTGCGGGAGATACGGCGCTCCACCTTCTCCAGCGCTGACGACACAGTGTCGGTTGCCGCCTGGTGGCGCTCTGTCTTTGGCGAGCCGTTGGACAGGGTGGAGGATGTCCACATAGCCGCGCACATTGAGAGCGACCGGCAGGCTCAGCAGGCGCTCGGGCTCACCGTTGGGGATACTATGCAGGTGACCTTGCAGCAGTCGGCTGAGGCGGAGACGGCCGAGTACGCGGTGGACGGGGTGGAGTTCCAGTTGTCCAGTCTCGATATGCGCTCAAACCTGGTCAGGCTCGACTACAGGTTTAGGCTTTTGCCGCCTGAGGCGGCCTCCTTTTGGGAGCTGGGATCGGGCGCGTTGGGCGATACCGCCCGGCTCGCCCCCAGTGCTCTGCTACCCGACAACCCGCTGGCCGGGGCAGGGTGGAAGGTGTGGGAGACCGGCCAGCCGGTAACCGCCCTCGACTTCACGTCGAAGGTGGCTGCGCAGCGGGTCGTCCTCTCCAGTTCGGCTGAAAGCCTGGGCGCAGACGAGCCCGCACCGCAGACCGGTGCGTTCAATCTGACAGCCGACGACCTGGTGTTGAGAGTGTACACTGCTGCCGACGGCTGGCAGGCTGTCGGCCAAAGCGTCTGAGGAGGATCTATGGCTTTGAAGAGTGTAGGACAGCGGGTGCCTGTGACAGCTGCGGCTGTGTACACTGTACCGTCTGGTAAGACGGCGCGGGTGGTGTTCTGCCAGGCGGCGAACATAGCCGCGCAGGTGGTGGATCTGACCGTCTCGTGGACGGACGCGTCGGCTTCCAACGCCGAGCTGGAGCTGATACACGACGTACCGGTGCCGACCCGTGCTGCCCTTTCGCCGATAGCGGGCGAGCTGGTCTTGAACGCCGGTGACAGTCTGCGCGCGTCAGCCTCGGCGGCGAACGGGCTGCACCTGACCGTGAGCGTTGACGAGGTGTGACAGTGGTCGCACGGCGCTTCGCCTCGGGGGCTGTCGTAACGGGGGAGGAGCTTACCGCTCAGGCGGCGGCCGGTATCCACAGCTTCGCCGGGGCCAACGCCCGCAACCGGGCGTTCAGAGGTCGCACCTTGGCCAGAGGCGAGGTGCTGGCCTGGCTGCAAAACCGCAGCGTGCTGACAGCTTCGGACGGCTCCGGCGGGTGGGTGGAGATAGGCGAGTTGCAGCGCCGCACTGTCGTGCCGGTGGCCCGCCGCACAGGCTACTTGCCGCCGCGGTTCTTCCAGTGGTCCGCACCTCAGGGGGTGTGGAGCATCGCCGACATCCTGATATCCGCACCGTCGTACCGGGTGCTCTCAGGCAGTGTGGACGCGGTGCAGCAC